CTTCTTGCTTAAATAAAAAAGTAGCAGGTTTACCTTCGTAGTACCCAATCCAACCAGCGGGATTTGCGGACTGCTCTATCATTTCTTTCAGCATATCTATGCGTTCTTGACTCATTTCTCTTGTGCCTTTCTTAGTATTGCATTAGCAAAATCAAACAAATCACCTGTTTCGTAATAAATTGTTTTTATTTCCTCATTGGTTAATGTCTTTGCTGGATGGGTGTAAAGTGGTTCATAAGCAAAATAGTCAGGGTCATTGGGCGCACCTGTTGCATCGTATCCATCGCCATATTGCCATTCTTCTTTTTCTTCCCATTTAAATCTATGGGCTACAGGTTCATCTATTGGTCTTATAAACTGCCCAATATCTGACTGTAAATTGTTTGCATCAATAATTTGTTTTAGCATTGCTATTTCTTTGGCTTGTTGGCGTAACATATTAGGTATTTCATGTACAAGCCTGTCATATTCCTCGCCCCTGAACATTTTAGTTAATTCATCAGCTAGTTGGTATGCGTTCATTTTTTACTCGCTTTCTTTATTTTTATTGCACATTGTTTGCAACGGCTAATATAACCATTACGATTTTTTCGTTTATAAAATAGAAATTCCATTTTTACTACACGGCACACAGAACATTGTTTATATCCTTTTTGAATATGGGGGCGCTTATACCCCCACCGTGATTCATCCCAACCCGCCTTGATTCGATATTCAAGCGTAGTAGGCGGTATGCCAAGTTCTTTTGCTTTTGCCCGTATATTCATGTAGTAAGTTGCGCAATAAATCGCCCAAGCCAAATTTGAAAACGATTGTATGGGCATGATACGGGTACTAATCCATAAGTATCTACCGTTCGATAAAAGCGAGTTTGCCCATGCCAACCACTACCAATTAATGTTGTTCCCCTTCGTTCTTCAAAGCGAATCATAGTAGCTCCTTTAATAAAATGTACTTAGCCCACGTTTTACCGCCCCGTGTATCTTTTGTAACAAAAAATTCATATCCTTCTTTTCTTAAATCATAAATAACAGAAGCTAACCGTGTGATACGATGGTAGCGTATAGCTTCCCATGAAGTGATGGATTTATTTTTCTTTAAATATTCTAAAACTAGTGCCTTTTGTGTAATTTGCATTTTAAATTCCCGTAAAGTAAACCGCTATAAAATAGCCTATGGCTATACCAAATACCACTACTACGATGTAATCACCAATCGTTGATTTCATCTTTCCTTCTCCACAATTTCTACATCGGTAAGTTTTTTAGTATGTTCATCAAATGTAAACTTTACGTTACAATGTGGCTTTTGATATTCATCTTGTGCAGAATTGCCATTTAGCCAAACATCCATATAACGAACGGATGATGTAGTTGGTTCTTCTTCAACGGTAATACGATATTTTCTATCGTACCTATCTACAACCGTAATGGTTTTTTTGGTTGATATAAATGAACCATTTTCATCTAAATCCCATTGCATCTTTCCTACTTTATGCAACATGCTATCGTGGTCGTTTTCTTTAAGGCATTTAGATATGGTACTAGCTATGTAATCACAATATGCGTACATAATAAGCCCCCGAAGGGGCATCCTTTCTTAGTTAATAAATGAATAAATACCGTATGCAATAAAGCTATAAATAGCCAAATCTGCAATAAAAAAGTACGGGAAATAGTTTTTGCGAATAAATAGTGCTTTCATGTAATGCTCCTTATCTAGTGGTGGTTTTGATAGAAATAACTGCCGTGGTTTTTGTGTATAAATCGATTTCTGCTTGTGTAATGCCTAAATCCCTAACAAGTGATTTGTAATCAACTACCGTACGGTTTTGTTCAATAACCGTAGCTTTGAACAAACAACCTTCGAACACTTTTGGCGCATCGATGGTTGCCGTAGCGGTATCTTTTAAAGCATCCTTGATAGCATCGGCTTGTCTAGTTAAATCCGCAATTTCCGCTAACAATGTACCCAAGGTATCGATGGATAGGGATGTTACATTTAGTGGTGCGTTCATTTACTTCTCCTTTATCTAAAAAACGGTCAATCACCGTATTTACAACTCTACACACAATTATCCACTTGTGCAATATATTTTTATTAGGACAAACCCTAATTATTCGTAATTGTTTTTAAGTTGCCAAAAACGTAACAAGCTACTAAACATTGCCCATCCCCTATCCAAATCTTCTTGCGTCCATTCCACAATCTTTACTTGTACGGGTTCTTGTACGCTTACAAATACGTTAGCGCACCTAGCTTTTGGTAAATTAAAGCCGTGGCGATAGGCTGCGAGTTGCATTAGATGGTCATCGTATGCAATTACTTTGGATGGGTCGGTAAATTCCTTGGTTTTTACATCGGCTACGATGCCGTTGCCCATCATATCAAGTAGGTCGCACTTACCCCCAAAGCCTAGGTTACTAGCAAAGCTTTTTTCGCATTCCCAAGGGCGTTCACCAAAGTATTCGTTTAGTGCCTTTTTAGTAGCTTCCGCATGGTAAGGGTGTTCGATGTTAGTTGCGCCTTCGTAAAATCCTTGAATACTTGCGTGGATTGCCGTTCCACGTTGGGCTGCCATCCTTCCAGTTTCCTTTGAATCGATAATAATGCGTTCAATGTATTGTTCTTCGGTTTCTCCCTCTACCCTTGGTAGGGTTAGGGTTGCCAACATCATTTGTTGCATCTTCCATACTTCTAAGCCAGGGCTTGCTGCCATACGAATAATGCCCGACACACTTGGTACTAAATTTAACGACCTAGCATCACGCAAAGTTGTATTGCGTTCCTTACCATTTTTGCCAATAATCGTATAGGTTGGTTTACCATCACGGCTATACCAATGCCCAGCTTCTTTAGTTCTTTCGTTATCTTTAGCTATCATTTTGTTCCCTTGTTTTCATCATTGCATCAGCAATCACATAAGCCATGCGTGATAATGCTGTTTCATTTGCTTTTTTGTTAAATTCCGCTACATCAAAAACTGCTTGATTTACGGTTGGATTAATAATTAATGCTGGCAAAACTTGTGCTGCAAAGTAATCCCTTAAATCCATGCCCAATTCTTCTTTTTTATTAATTAAACTAATACATGGAAATGCTTTCATACTATTTCTCCACAAAATTGGGTTGCCTTTTTAGGGTCGCCCTTACAAAAAACCAAAACATTTTGATGCGTTTTGGCAAACTTTCTACTAGCGTTAAATTGCGCCGTAACACGCATTGATGCACTACCTACGGAATTAACAAGGATAGCTTCGTTGTATAACTTAGCCCCCGCCATTTCAAATGCATTAATTGTTTTACTAACAAAGTTGCGATAGTAGCCCTTCTTATCCCGATAATCACCTACCACAAAACAAGCAAAACGATTGTTCTTTAATTTACCAACCGCTAAACCTATGATTTCTTCATAAGCTACTAAAAAATCATCATGTTCCATTTGTGATAAATCGTTAGGGTCATCGCTATATACTTCTAAATCACCGTATGGCGGGCATGAAAACACCAAATCGGCTTCTGGTGCAAACGGAAGCAAATCACGGCTATCACCGCAATACCATTCAATATCGGCTTCGGGAATGATTTCTTTGTATTGCGCATGGTTAGCTTCGATTTGTTCTTTACGCAAATCAATGCCGTAATACTTGCGCCCCAAAGCACCGCATACTATCCCCCGCACACTACCACCCGCAAACGGGTCGATAACTTGCCCGCCCTTGCCACAAAACCAACGGTAAACAAGTTCGCATAACACGGCATCAAATACACTTGTTTGTGCTTCTAAACCATCATCGGTAGTCATGTTTAAACCCGTGCCAAAGGTTTTACCAAATTTGGATTTTTCTTTATTTCTAAAATTATCAAAAATCATAGAACCGCTAAAACCAAGTAGGGCATCACCCCTACCTAGTTCGCTTTTAATGCCCATAGAAAGCCATGTACGCCTACGTTCTTGCCATTCCCCCTGCCTAGTATCTAAGATGCTAAACGGGGGAAATACAAAGCGTTCTTGTATGATTCCTTGTTTTGGTTTAATGGGGTCGCCAAACAAATCAACCCCATGCAGATTAAATTCTGCCATTATGCAACCCTTATAAATTCTAAAGTCTTGTTTTCTTTATTCACATGGGAATGATAGGATTCTATACCCCACAGTTTTTGTGCGTAAGCCGATGCCGTGCTTTGCAAATCATTAGATTTAAAATCTTCCAATGGGATTAATACCGCTTGCCCTATATCAAGGGAATCCAAATACATACGAATGTGCTTGGTTAAAGCACCGTATGGATATTTATTTAGGCGCTTCTTTTTGCCCTTTTTATCCAATTGCCCATATTCATTACCATCCGCATCGATGATTAGGTATTGGCATTGTAATTCTTTTAAAAATTGCAATGCATTGTTAAATGCTTTTTTTTGAACTTCTATCATGTAAATTCTCCTTAGAATGGGATGTCGTCGTCAATATCTTTGATTGATTTTGGAAAACCATCATCAACTTGTTTTGATGGCGATGTACTTGTAACCTTTTTGTATTCTGGTGATTCCATAATTTTTTTCTTTAAACCATCCGATAACTTTGCAAACTTTGCACTATCAAAATCATCAAGGCTAAAAATAAAAGTAGGATTAATACCTTCGGGCAAACCATTTTTTTTAATAAGCGATGGTACTGGCGAAACCGATTTTACGTTTGCATACGTTTTACCGCCCGTACCCGTATCATGGCTAACCGATACCATGCAATATTGGTTAAGGATATTTTCTAGGTTAAAGCCAGCTAGTTCATCCAATGTAAAAGCACGCCCACGCCATGATTCTAAATGCGCCCGTAGGGTAGCTTTTTCGGATAAGGATAGGGTGTAATTAGAAGATACAACCAATGGCTTGCCATCATCCGTTGTAAGCGGTTTGCCTTCATCATCTTCGCCATGAAGTTCCCATGTAATAAGAATCTTGCGAAGTACGTTTTCATACTTGTTTTTATGTGAACCCATATCTACGATTCGATAGCATCGTGCAACATGGTTTCCTGCGGGTGGTAGTTGAAAATCAGAACCACCGCTTGCGGTTGCGATAATTGCCATATTATTTTTTCCTAATTGATAAGTTGTTTAAGTTTTTAAATACATCACCAAAATGTGCATCGATTGCATCCGATATTTCTTGGCTAGGGGATGGGGATTTCAAACCACATTCAAAACGGATAATGTCAAAATCTTCCGATGTGCCTTGACCTAATTCCGCCCGTTCAATGGCTTCTTCTAAACGCCGTTGGCGTTCATCAAACATTAATTCCAATTCACTTGATTCTTCTTGCGTCATAATTAACTCCTAAAAAATAGCAAAAGTGCTATATTCAAAATATATCATAAATTTAATTACTTTCACAAGTATTTTATAAGTATTTTCCCTACTTACAAATATTTATTAAGCATTTAAAAATATTTATGCTATGATTTAAAAAAATTGAAAGGAATTACATGAACCCAATGGATTTATTAAAAATTGAATTTGGCTCGCTTAAAAGGTTGGCTGAAAGCCTTAATTTAAAGCCTAATACGGTGTATTTGTGGGGGCAAACACATATCCCGTTGAAGTACGTTGCACAAATAGAAAGATTGTCTAGTAACAAATTAACAAGGGAAATGTTGCGCCCTGATTTATTTGGAGAAAAAAATGTTAATTGAATTTTCAAGTGTGATCCATGAATTTGAACCCCATACATCTGAGCTAACCATAAAAACTTCTGCGCCCCACTTAATTAGTATTTCGATTGATGAATATACAAATAAACATCATGGCTACGAAATGAATAAAAAATCTGTTCAACAACTAATCAAAGCATTGGAAACATTATTAATTAATTTAGAAGGGTAATAATGAAACGTCCATCTTTTCAGTTTTATCCAAGTGATTGGTTGCGTGATACCGCTTTACGCAGTTGTTCTATTGGTGCTCGTGGGTTATGGATAGATATGATTTGTTTTATGCATGAAGGTTCACCTTATGGTTATCTAAAGGTTGGAAATAAGGTTATCCTTCCTGAAAACCTTTCTCGTATGACTGGTATAACCTTACAAGAAGTTCAAGGTTACTTAAAAGAACTCCAAGAAGCTAATGTATATGACATTGATATCGATGGCGCAATTTTTTCAAGAAGAATGATTCGTGATGAAAACGTAAGGAAATTAAGGGCTGAGGGTGGAAAATTAGGGGGAAATCCTAATTTAATGGTTGGTAAAAAGGATATCTTAAAGGTTAAAGATAAGGTTATCCAAAATTCAACCCCTTCATCTTCATCTGCATCTTCATCTTCAAAAAATATATATACGCCTTCATTTGAATTATTTTGGAATGCTTACCCAGAAAAAAAGGGTAAGGGTGGTGCATGGGCATCTTGGAAAAAAATTAATCCAAATGAAGAACTACTTGGCAAAATTTTAAAGTCGATTGATTTTTATAAAGAATCAAAACGGGTGAAGGATGGTTTCATTAAAAACCCACAAACGTGGTTAAACCAAAGATGTTGGGAAGATGAAGATGCCAATTTTGTTGACAAATCAAATTTAGCACCAGAATGGAGGGTGTAATGCGTGGTCATCAATGCGTAATAAACCTTCGTAAAGGAGGTAAAAAGCCCCGTGGCTTGTTTTTTTTCTTAGGTGTGTACCCTTACCCTACCAATGAGCATTTAGACGTTGAGAATAGCGTTTTAAACAATTTTTTACCAGAAGTATGGGTTGAAGATTCCGACCCTAACAAAGTTGATTTAAGTTTTGTAAAAAATTTGCGTGTGCATCTTATTGATTATGGTGGAAAAAGTAGTGTAGAACAATACACAAATTGGTGGATTGCATTGATAAAAGCTGAACCTAATCTTTTGATGGGTGTTGATTGGGATAATGAATTTAATATTTGGAGAAAAGAAGATGTCGTATCTTGAGGCGTTGCGAATGCAACAAGAAGCAAGCATTATTGAATCTGATGATATTGATTTTAATGCATATTTGGTAGAAACAGAACCTAAGCGTAAGGTTAAAGAAAAAAGCTATTACGAAAAGGAAGTTGTAAGTTATTTTGAAGGCAATTTAATCAATAAGGGTAGCCATATTCCATACGATGTTATGGGCTACAAAATTGGTTTGCGCCCTTCCGAAGTATCCGTTTGGGCGGGAATTAACGGGCATGGTAAATCATTGATGATTGGGCATGTTGTGTTGGAATTATTAAAGCAGGGGCAAAAATGTTTAATTGCATCTTTTGAAATGAAACCAGAAATTACATTGGCACGCATGGCACGCCAAGCTACGGGCATGAAAATTCCAACCATTGAAGCATTAGGAAGATTTAATGATTGGAAGAAAAACCATTTGTACTTGTTAGAACATCACGGAATGATTGATGTTGAAACCATTTTAGGTGTGTGTATGTATGCATCAAAAGCGTTAGGTGTACAACATATCGTAATCGATAGCTTGATGAAGTGTGTGCGTGGTGAAGATGATTACAACGGGCAAAAGGATTTTGTAAACGCCTTATGTGGGATTGCCCTTCAAACGGGGTTACATATTCATTTAATCCATCACGTTCGGAAGGGTTCGGATGAAAAGCAAGTATCAAATAAATTCGATTTGAAGGGTTCTGGTAGCGTTACAGACCAAGTGGATAACGTATTTATTATTTGGCGCAATAAGGCTAAATCATTGGAACGGCAACAAAATGGTATAACCGATGAAAGCATTCCAGATGCATTGTTGTGTTGCGAAAAGCAACGTAATGGTGAATGGGAAGGGCGGATTCCATTATGGTTTGATGAAAATAGCCAACAATATACCGATGAAATGAAAAAGAATATTCGTAGTTATTTATAAGGAGGAAGTATGGTACGCAAAGCAACTAAGCAAGAAAAAGATTTGTATTTGGGCAATCAAGAAATTGAACCAGAACGCATCGATGCGGAAATCGCAAAGGTTCGTGAGGGTAGGGATGCACCCCTAACTGAACAAATTTTTGGTGAAACAAAAGCCTATATGGGCGATGCAAAACAAGCATTGTTTATTAAGGATGGTGATATCCGCACGGATGATGACCCA